GATGAACGCCGTCACCAAGATTTGGTTAAAGCAATTAAAGCATTTACTTCTGGTTCAGTAACAGGAGAACCAGAGAAAAAGGAATCTTTTTTTGATAAGATTCTGAAAATGTTTGCCGATTTTAAAAATACAATAATGGATCTTATTGCACCTGTCTTAGATTTTTTGAAATCTGCTGGATTTAGTATTCTAAAAAATGCTTTGCGTGCTGGTGGTTGGTTACTTGAATTTTTAGGTGCCTCTAGTCTAGCAACTGCTGCGGCTATACTGGCGCCAGCAATTATTGCTGCCATCGGTTCTTTCAAGTTAATGGAACAATCAACTAATGCCGCAAATGAAGGCAATATTGAAAAACTAAAACAATCTGTACGAGCAGAATTATCTACCGCAGGTAATGGCCAAGTTGATGAGGATCAGGTCAACACAATGGTTGAAAGTTATCTGAAGATTCAGGCAGATAAAGGAATACCTGGTGCACAAAAAGCATATGAAGATTTTAAGAAGGATAAGAATTCAGTAGGCACAGGAGACAATTCTTTTGATGGTCTCAAAATGCAGTACCTCAAAGAAAAATATGGTGTTACTGTTGGTGTCAAGGCAACTCCACAACAAATGGAAGAAGCCAAGAAGTATGCGAAAGAAAATGCAGGTAAGCCTGCCGCTGAAATTAAACCTGTTAGTCCGTCATCTGAAACAAAACCAGCACCAACGGCTCCCGCAGCAGTTAAGTCTGAAGCTAAAACAGAAACACCGATGCCTGCTCAGGCTAAAACGGGAACACCACCTGCATTACCACCAACTCAACCTGTTGTACAAGATATACCAAGACAAGAACCAACTACCACAACTGCACAACAAAATTCTCCACAAGTTGCCGTGAATAGTTCTGTTAATAACATTGGTGGTAAACCTGCTAAACTCCAAAACACCGCATTGGCTAAACAACGTAATTCAGATTTAACTCGTTATCTAAATTCAATTGCTGTTGTAGTTTAACCAATAAAAAACCCCGCCGTAGCGGGGTAAACCATCCAAGGAAAGGAGTTTTGGTTTAATCTTCTTCAGCCAACTTACTGAAATAACTTAAATCATCATCTTCATCTAAAGAAGGTTCAACAAGTGTATCTACTGCCTTTTTAGGAGCAGTTCTAACTTGTTCCTTGATTGTTTCAACGGTTGTCTTTGGTGCAATTTCTTCACCATTCAAACCAAGAACTTTATCAAGACGCTTCTTCAACTCATCATACGATTTGAATTCAGAACCTGCACTCAGTTCACTTAATGCGAACTCAGACTTCCAGATTTTTTCCAACTCGTCATCATCATCTAATAGAGCAGATGGGGAATCAAACTCAGACTTATCATAATTCTGATAGCCTTCTACTTTACGAATCTTTAACTTAAAGTTAGCACCTTTCCACATATCAAATGGATTGATTGGCTGTTCATCTTCAAATTGAGGATTCATTGCTTCGGTAATCTTATCAAAGATTTTCTTACCAAAACGGAACAACTTCACTTTGCCTTCGTTTTCTGGATGCTTAGGATCAGCAACGATATACACATTGGCAACATAATTTAACTTACGCTTCTGTTTGCGAACAACATCTTTATTCGCTTCAATGCCAGAATTCCATAGAGCAGAGTTATGCTCACAGATAGGACATTGTTGATTCTTTGTGGTCAAGCAATTATCAATCAGCCAACCGCCAGGACCTTGAAATCCATGACTAAAGATTTTAACCCAAGGCAGACCATCTTCGCCATCTTTTTCAGATGCGGGAAGAAAACGAATAGTGGCCATGCCATTACCTGCTTTGTCTACTTCTGGTTTCCAATAGTTATCAGATTTCTCTGAACCTTCGGATGATTGGGAGAGTGCCTCAACTGCTTTGGTTAGTTTGTCGAGGTTGCCAGATTGGCGTTTGAGATTAGCGAAACTCATAGTATTACCTTCTTTCTTATTAAACGGAGTATAAACGGAATATTTTCAAAAACTTCTCATAATCAACTGCTAGTATATCATTATATTTATCCATTGTCAAACATATAAACGCAAGATTGCCAGAGTTGTTGGCCAATCTTTATGAAGAATACCGATACCACCGGCCTTTCTCCAATCTTCAATAACAGATTCGGTATCATCAATGATAATCTTATCTGGTGCTGCATATTTGTACTTGTGTTTTTTACCTGGTACAAAATTTGGAGTGAATGTAATACCGTGTGTCTGCAACCAAATCATTTTCTGTTTAGAAATGTCATCGTATCTTGCTTCATTTGCAGTAGAAGAAAGCATTTGTGTTGGCACATTTAACTTACGCAAAAATGTAACACCATCCATAGCACCTGGCATTAAATCTAATGTAGCAAATTGGTTTGTAGCAATAAACTCATTAAAGAAACTATCAAACTTCTTACTCTTTTCTGCTTCTTTTGGTTCCATACGATAGAGTTCTTTGTATCGTTTTACAAAGTCAGCAATAACTCCATCCATGTCCAAGTATATACAACTAATTTTAGGCTTGTTCATGTATCTTCTTCTTTAAAATATGTAAAAATTTATTTTTATCGTATTGTACGAATGGCCTATACTTTTCAATCTTTCTCAACCAATTAGGCCACACAATATCATCATAAATTTCTTTATTCCACATCGGAATAAATTTCATAATATCATCTAAAATAATGACTGTCTCAATTGAAATACTACCACTCATCAAATACTGTAACAACTTTGGAAACTCATTTGATTTTACCAAAAGTAAATCATCTGGTCTATCAACTTTCTCCAACAGGTACATTATATCATTTTCAAAGGTATAAGTCAAGCTTTGATACCGTTTTTGCCATTTGGTATAGTTCTCCTCGCCATCTTGGAGTAGTTCACCTATCCAGTCACCTTTACCTTCAATGAAGTTTGCCACATAAAAATACTTTAACTCATCGATACCATATTTACGAGATAGTTTATAGAATTGGTATTTGGATTTGTTATGCAAGAATGATTGCTTCGATACATTGGTTTTGCCATTGTATTTAAAGTAATCATAAGAATCGGATGTGAAGTGTAGTTTCAAAGCATTCCATAAGGCATATGCTTCAAACCCGGTATTCTCCGTCATATTGGCAGACGAGCACTTTTCTTCAACATATTGTTGTCTTGTGCTTCTAATTTAATTTTTGATTTAAGATTAGATGAGATTAAAGTGGCAGCCACCTCAATTTCTAAACCCGTCTCTTTGCAATGTTGGCATATGGCATCCATATAACCCAACTTTTCATCTTCAACAAGTTGTTCAATCAATAAACTAAACTGTTTTACTTCATCTCTAGTAGGCACTTTATTAAATCCTCAATTTCACTTTTATTCATCATTATACATTGCGAATGAGATGGTGGCAATCCCTCGCCACGATCCTTCATTTCAGTTCTCACCAACATAAAATCATCTTCACTGCCATATGGTGTTGTTTTAAATTTTAGCATAAAAGACATGGTTACCTATTTTGGTTATAACTCTGCCTTTCCAACCAGGATTCACATACACAGCATGATAATATAATGCGTTAGTTCTCGCTATTGTATCATGGACATTTGGTTCTGTCAAGGCCTTGCGGGCAACCATTTCTGATTCTTCCCATGCATATTTATTTTGAATTGCCAGATTTTTTAGGCAAGTCCAACTAAATTGGCAAGTGCCGAGTGTTTTTTGATATACCACGCCACAAATTGTGGATGGAAAATTTGGATCATTAGCACGATTCAAGGTAACTTGAGCTACTGCCAGTTTACCTTCATATGATTCTTGTGCTGCTTCATAATAAATGTTTTTGGTCAAGCAAGCCAATTCTTTATTGAAATTTTCACTTACTTGTTGTTCAACTACTAAGTCTTTTATCTCCTGTGATACTGATGGAAAAGAATAAAGTGCTACTGCGCAAATAACTCCACATAATATAGATTTTGATTTTGATGCGAACATCATATCTCCTTTTGTTTACAGTCGGTGTTCTGACCTTGGACCCAAGTACTTTTGAC